CCCATTGGCGAGTGCGACTTGATAGGCGGATAATCCATCTGCACCATCTAAGCCGATAGAACCATCTGCTCCGGCAATGCCTTGGATACCCTGTTCCCCTGTTGCTCCCTTAAGTGATAACAGCCACTCAGCTTCAGTTCCTACAAAATTATTATTAAGTGCTACTTGGTAGGCTGATAGCCCGTCGGCTCCGTCAAGTCCATTGGAGCCATCTGCTCCGGCAATGCCTTGTAGCCCTTGCTCACCTTTTAAAGATGCAACTTGTTCGGGGGTTAGATCGGTAAAGGTCATAGTCCCATCTGCTCCGGCAATACCTTGGATACCCTGTTCCCCCGTTGCGCCCTTAAGCGATAACAGCCACTCAGCTTCAGTTCCTACAAACCCATTGGCGAGTGCGACTTGGTAGGCTGATTCACCAGCCGTAGCAGTTTGAACTTCTTCTGACAATTGTTCACAAGCTATTTTGAACGCTTGCAAATTTGCGTCATGTTCTTCGGCGGTCAATGGTGAGCCTTTGACGAGTCTTTTTGTAATTACTATTGGTGTCATTTTTTTTCCTTTATTAAGCTACGTTGTAACCGACGGCTCTAAAAATAGCATTCACGTTAGATACTGTTCCGCTTACCGTCATCGTTAGTGTGATTGATCTCGAACTTGCTTGGGTTAAAGTACCGACTGTAGATATTTGGATTGTTTTATTATTTGCAGTCAACCTTGCCGTGGCAGTAGTGACCCCAGTCCCTGATATGGTGCAGTCAACATAATCATAAGTTCCTACAGTTGCAGACATGAAAAAATCTATTACGAATAGAGTTGGATCGTTTACAAATCTATCTGAGCGATGCCCAGTACCGTATGAAGCCCCATAAAATGTTAATGTCATAGTCCCGGTAGAAGTTCGTGTTGTCTGACCTACGATAACCATAGGAGCTGTATTTGCAGGGTATGCACTATTAAACGCAGTTAGACCGTTTACTTGGAATTTACTCGCAGATAATAAAGCCGCGTTAACGCTTACCCCATCAACAGTACCACCGCGAATATACGCACCATAAATATCAGGATCAGCATAAGTAGAAGCCGCGTTTGTTTTGAGCCTAAACCCTGCCCCTCCGATAGTCGTAAAATCTGATGATTGGAGTATCCCACCGACCCATGCCGAATCTACGGCGAGCTTGTCACCTGTGATACTGGTCGCCTCGAAACTATCACTGCTGATCTTACATCCTCGAATATATGCTCCATAAATGGTTGGGTCAAGATAGGTACCCGCTGCGTTTGATTTCAACCGGAACCCTGTCCCACCGATGCTAAGAAAATCACTCGAGGACATATACCCATCGAGTATCGCGATACCCGTTTTTAGGTGTACTGTTTGCACCTCTTGAGCACCTATCTTGTTCGCCGTAACCGTCCCATCCACAAACAAATTCCCATCGATTCCTAATGACGCTACTCCGCTGACATATCCGGCTATCAATATGTCAGATAGTGATGGTAAATATTGAGGAGTCCCTTGCTGAACTTTCAAATCTGACATGATCGCAGTAATATCGGTGCTGGTTGTCCCCACTACTGCACCATAGAAAAGTCCGGTATTCCCATAGACATCGACGATACGGAACCAATAATTTCGGCTATCGGTTATCTCCATGCCGTAGCGTTGATAGACTTTTGATGTCGTAGTGCCGATGAGAACTGCATCATTGATCGTTTGAGCGAGTGAGGCTTCCCATACCTCTACGTGATCAAAACCATCGAAGAGATTGTCGTATGTTAGAGCGAACTGCACCCCGGTGTATCGTGGGTGCATCGTGACATTTGTGATACTCGGTGCAGTTGGTAGAACATCTACCGTTACCGTCTTAACCTTGTCACCCACTTTATATTCATAATCTCCACTTCTTACCCCTACGATTTTATAGGACGCGTCGGTTGTATATCCCTCAAAATCCCAAGATGTAGCCCCTAGCGGTCGAGAATAAACATTCCACCCGATCCCCTGACCAATCCAAGAGAGATCCACGACGTTTGTTGATATGCCTTTGATATCAGTTGCAAAACGGCTCACTACCAAAAGACTAGAAACTGATGCTAAAGAAGAAACAGTGACAACATTGATCGCGTCGCTTGTATCATCATAGACTTCTGGGATATATTCGATCGCACTTAACCTGTGCCGCTGATCGGATGATTTGGCAACATTGATGAGCCGATAGAGTTTGGTCTCTAAATTAGCTTTCCCGATTGAATAAAGCATAAAATTTTCAAGCGGTTTTGAAAATCCAGTGGGTAGGGGAATAGTATCGGTAGTTACTGTAGATACAGAAACGATTTGAACCGTTTCACGGCTATCATCACTATTGAATTTTACTGTTATATAATAAATTTCATCAGCTTCCAATGTGATGTATCTATCGAGTTTTAAAAAGTCAGAACCGTTGGCATCTACGAAAACGCCGTCCACAAAAACACCATCCAAGAAAACGCCTATGCTCTCACTTAAAATTCCTAATATCCGCCCAGATACTCCCTCAGCAGGTAAATCATGCGCGACATCTACCAAATCTCCCATTGAACACACGATCGCATCGGCATCCGCTTCGAATGATATTGTTCTCGTCAAATACCGATTACGATTTAAAAGCTCTCGACCGTGACATATCGCCTCTGTACGGTCAACACACCCATAATAACTCAATGAAGTTTTTCGGATCGTATCTACCGACTCATCAAACCCTTTTTGGTATAGTTCCACGCTTTGACGTTCATAGTTTAAATTCTTATCGAAATACGTCACTTCCACCACGTTTGAGCGATCGTTTAGTGGGAGATAGGTCTCCTCGTAAGAATCTTTGACAATATTCCCCATTGTGAACAAAAACCGCTGTGCAGCAAGGCTCTCTTGTTTATCGATGACCGCAAAATACTCCTGAGCGATCTCGATTACATTCGCATGACCGAGAAGTCCTAATATATTTTTTGCATCCGCCGCACCAACATCCGAATCGAATACCATTCCGATACTAATATTCTTAGTATTGCACCACGTTTCCCAGCTTAGAAACGACGCTGAGTTTATTTTTGCCCCTAAAAGCGTTAGAAAGTTTTTAGTAGCAAGCGCTGGGTTGCTCATACCGAACCCGCGATCTACCACGCACGAAACAGCCGGCAATGATCCACTCAACTGATCGGTTGCGAGAGCACGTATCGCCATAAGAGCCGTATTTGGGTAAATGAAGTCATCATAGATGATCTCTGTAAATGTCTCGAAATAGACACTGTCATGAGTACGCGCCGATGTGCTCTCATCGCTGAGACGGCGGACGCTGATCTCATACTGTGCAGGGGTTAAATTGTCTACTTTATAGGTAGCTCTTAGGTTGGAATTCGTTGCACCGCTGATAGAGGTTCCAGTTATAATTATCCAATCAACGTTTCCTACGATTCGGTATTTGACTTCTAGCGATACGCTGCGCGAATCAAGCCCACCTGAGTTGTTCGCATAATATAACCCACCCGGTGCGGTAACGACGATATTAAGAGACTGCACATGATTGTATGATGTCTGTCTTATGGTAGCGGATGTGGTTAGCTTCGCATTAACTGATGTATCGATTCGGATATTATCAAACGATGGGATTAATGCTTGATCGTTTGTTCCCACTCGGATATGAGTTTCGACATTGGCGTAATAGCTGATCGGATTGTTATTAATAACGATATCGGAAACGTCCATAATCTCCCCGTCATTAAGCGCGTAGAGGATATTTAAATACTGTTTGCTCCCGACAGTTTCGACATACTTAGATATGATCGGAGGCACTATCTTCGCCTTACCATAGATGATAGGTAGCGCTATGCCCTCATTAAACTGGTTTGCTACACCGTCCCAATTATAGGTAGCCGAAGATTTGAGACCATCTAATCCGGGGTTTGAATAGTCCGGCATTGATGGGGGTAGGAGAGAGTTGATCAGCATCCCTCCGCCGATCATAACTCCTGCTGTTACTGCAGTAGATACAAGAGCCGCCCCGGTAGTCCCCCACATAATACCTGCGTATGACCCAGCAGCAGGAGCCGCTACCATCAAAGCGACCATAGCGATAGTGGCAAATGGATTTTTACCTCCGCCTCCGCCTGATGGAACCGTCACAAACCCGATATGATCGACATCTTGGATGATGTATTCATAGTCTTCAGTGATCCGCCCATTCAGAGATACGACTACATCATATCCCGTCTCTATAGAACAGATTACGGTATAGATCGGCTGACCAGCCTCTATCTCCGTGATCTCACGGCTCCCCATCGGATCAAACGGATTATGGATAGCGGTTAATGTTGCCATCGGTGGTACCCTTTGATGATGGATTGCATATCGCTGATTTTAGAAACATGTGAGCCGATTTTTTGAAGTGTATGGATGATTTTCCCATCCCCGATATAAATCCCTACGTGTTGCACGATGTGTGGGTGTCTCATATCGTGCGCCATTGCGACCACATCATAGAGCTGCGGTTCTTCAACGGATTCCCAATGCTCGCTGATCTCACGCAGATATGTTGCCCATACCTTGTTGGATTGTTCTGATGGAGTGTTCAGCTTTGGGATAATGGTGTCAAGATACTCACGATAAAAGAGCTCTACTAGCCCATAGCAGTTTGCCCCTCGAAATGTTGCCTCTCCATCAGCGAATGGAATCCCGATAAACTTATTCACTGATCACCTTCTCGAGCTTATTTCCGACAGATGGGAATCCACCGAAGCGTGTCGAATTATTGAATGTTCGACACGCGGTGAGTGATTTATCGCAGGTTTCTCCGGTAGCTGGTGTGTACCCGCATTCGATACTCCCGAACTTCCAACGACATCGGCGGGTAATGCGGTTCGGGGGGAACCGTTTTAAGTAGATATTATCCTGAGCGAGGTTGAGCTTCACGGCATACGCATTGGTTGAAAAATCTTTGACTTTAAACTCAAACGTACGGATAGGGTTCGGATTTGTCAAATCGGCAGTAGAAACGATATGGATCTTCACTGTGATTGGCTGATGCGGGTTGAGTTTCAGCCATGTATCGTATTGCATCAGATACATTTGCATAGTGCGTGAAGCGTTCGCGATACTGATAGATGCCTGCTGTACTTCGCCGGAGGATTGCTCAGTGAGATCGCTCTCCATTTTGAACGGGAACGCTTGCCACGTCGATCCGTTCCATACGATATCTTCGTTATTGTTCACAACCTTGATCGTCTCTACCATCGAGGGTACGATCAGCTCTAAACAGTATAGGATCGGATCGGATGATCCGAGAGCATTTTTATGATCCATTACGTTTTGAGAGACTGCTAACATTAGACCTGCTCCAGTGGGATTGATACGGTATAAAACTCTTTAGTGATCTGTTTTGAGGAGAGTTTTTTATCTACAAATCGCACTACATAGGTGGTGGCATCTTGCGGATTGAGCCAGTTAAACGAGTTCCCTTTATTATCCACGAAAAATTGTTCTAACACTACGACCTGAGCGATGGTCAATGCGGCATACTCGATTTTAAAATCATACGTTGCCCGTGTGAATACTGGGCGGGTTTGTGCATAGTTCCCCTCAAACTCAGATTTGATCTCAGGTTTGTACAGGTTGCGTTCGATGTTTCGTTTAACACCAGGAAGAGTTGGGAAATCAGCCATTATCGTACCGACCTAATAACGTTCTGCATCCCGCCTACATTTCTCACAATCGCGTCTTTAACACCCTCAATAGCTAAAGTGACAATCATCCCTTTTCCATCGAATGACGTGTTTACGCTTTCAGCACTGATCGGAGTACCGGATTTGTTTTCGATGTTGATAGTGATCGGCATCGATGGAGTACCGCCTCCACTTGAAAGGTTAAAATTGACCGCCCCGCCGTCCGCATACCCACGTTTTCGGGTAGATTCGAGTGAGCCGATTAAATCAGGTGATTTTTGCACCATCCACTTCGGTATGACATACTCACCACCGTGAACTACCCCTTTCGGCTCATACTTCCCGCCGTCTCCGGTATAGCCACCTACTGCATAAGTCGGGATCATACCCCCGTCATAAGCCAACATCCCTGAAAACATTGCCCCGAAATCCATCCCTCCGATAGCGGTAGTCAATGGCTGAGTGATTGAGTTGCGGATCTGCATCCGGATGATCCCCTCGATCACTGTATTGAAGAAATCCTCTGCGCTAAACTTCCCGGTCATAAACATATTGACCATTGAATCTTCCATTGATTTGAAAGCGTCTTCGAAGACGGTTTTGAGCTCAATCCCCCCTGCTTTTAACTTCTCGATTTGATCTCTATCGAGTTTCGCTACCGAAGCATTGAGCCACTCTTGGAGTTTGATTCTATCAACACCTGCTTGCTCGTACTCTTTGTATTGATCAGCGATTTTTATCGATTCAGAGGTGTACCAATCTTCCGATAGGTTGAGCATATCGTCGCGCATTTTCTTTTCGGCAATCTCCATTTTCTCAACACCATCTTGATGTGCGAGAGTACGATGCGATATACCTGATAACCTACCCTGTAATATGTCATGATTAAATTTCTCTTTCAGTTCTATCTCTTCCTTGAACCGTCTAATCCCTTCATTGATGTTATCATCCAATATTCGCTGCTCCATAGCGGCCAGTTCTTTTGCATCTTTTTCGGCTTGGGATATTTTTGGAGATTTTCCGGTTTTTGGCTGATCTGTTGGAGTTGATGTAGGCGTTGTTTTTCCGCCACTTGGTTTACTTGCAACATCGTGTATTGATTGCAAAGCTTTCCCGTATGTTTTTATCTGATTTTCTAACTGAACTTTTCGATTCAAATCAATTCGTTCATTTCCAAAAGCAGACTTCATTAATGATGGGTTGTTGATACTATCATTAACATTACCAAGTTGCAGTGTTGCATAGTTTATTTTTGCCTGCAGGGCTTTTGCGCTAAGGTTCTCAACATCAACTGCGGTCCGCTTAACTGAATCTCTCAGCTGATCAGCTTGATCCTTTAGTACAAGACCTACGCCAATGATAGCAGCGCCGGCAATGGCATAAGGATTAATGGCTACGAGCTTATTCCAACCGCCTAAAGCAACATTGGCAGCCACTTGTCTCGCTGTCAATGTAGTGACCGCTGTAGTAGTAGTGTTTGTAGCGATACTATATGAGGTAGTCGCAATTGTAGAAGCTGCGACATAAGATGCATGTAATGCTTGAACCCCATTTAGAGCAATCGTACCTGCTTTCCAAATTAGAATTACAGCTATTGCCTCTCCAACATATCCAGCATATGTTCCTATCTCTCCGCTATGTTCAGAAAGAATGCTGCTTAAATCAGTAATGCTTCCAGCAATAGAGCTTGTAACCCCATTCATCTGATCGAATTCATGGATTGTTAGTCCGATCTGATTTTGAAGAATGATCATAGATTGAGCCACCGTCTTAGGCATTTGATCGAACTCTTTTTCGATCGCATCTTTTTGGGTACGGATAGCCTCATATACTTTTTCTGCAGTAAGTTTACCCTCTGCCCCCATATCTTTAAGCTTTCCAACACTTACACCCATTCCGTTTGCAATAGCTTCAGCAAGTCGTGGTGCCTGTTCTAATACTGAGTTAAGTTCTTCGCCGCGTAGCGTTCCAGATGCGAACCCTTGTCCTAACTGTATAACGGCTGCTTTTGCACTCTCAGCAGCAGCCCCGGATACAATAAAAGATTTACTAATCGCTTCAGTTACATCAAGATTCTCATATTGCGTTTTATTAAGCTCTTGCGTTGCCCGTGCGATACGAGCATAAAGATCGGCATTTTGTTCATACCCGGTACGGCTCTCCTGTGCGATATCGAAAAGATCACCCTGCACGGATGCGAGCTGTTGACTGGAATCTGTGACAAGGCGTAAACGTCCCTCTAACAGGTTCCAAGTATCGGCTTGATGAATAGCTGATTGCGTAAGATCTACCATGAATGATGACCCAGCAATAACAGCTTGAAAACCTACATATGCATGACCCATAAAACCAACGCGTTCAGAGAGATTATCTACTGATCGTGCGGCATCTGATGCGGATGAAGATACATTTTTTTGGGATCGGCTGGCTTTGTTTGCCTCACGTTCAAGATCTGAAAAACCTTGCTTAATACTGTATATGCCTTTTAAATCAGCATCAGTACTAAGTTTTATTTTCAGTTCTTTTTGCATATACTCCCCCAATGAAATATTTTATGTCTCTTTTTAAAACCGCATCCATAAGTTTTGCAATCCCGATTGTTATTGCTTTTATGGTTTTTTGGTTTATTTTCTTACGCTAATCACGCTCATTTAAAACATCTGCCATCTGTTTAAGTGTTCCTAAAACTTCAAGAGAATCTTCGTTATTTTTTTTGCACCAATCCTTTATGATGATGTAATCAACTCCATAAACAACACCGATTCCGGTTGATTGGATTGTGCAACATAGTGAAAATAATTTTGTTAAAGCAATGTCACTATCTTCGAGTTCAACTGCTCCCCATACTTCACCGGTTACAGTTTGCTCACGAATCCATTGTTTTAATCGTTCAACTTTCCCTTTTTTGACTCATCAACTGCATTTAGAAGTGAATTTACAAAATCACTTAGAACGCCCTCTTCGTATTGCTCTTTTACAATTTCATCAACTATTTTTTTATCGTTATTCACCAGCATTTTACGGAGTGTATTTTCATTGATCTGAGTTGGTTTGGCTGATGATTTTTTAGATTCAACACCAAGATCTTCATACTCTTTAGTAGAAAGAGCTTGCACAATTACGACTTCTTCTTTTCCATTTAGAAACTCATACCCAATATTGATAGATACCCGTTTTGCGTTAAACTTTTTCATTATTTGCCTTTTTATTTGAGTTTTTTTTGATATTTTTTTGCCTTTTTTGTATGGTGACGGGAAGGCTAACCCGTCAGGTTATGACTCTTTACGGAGGATATAACCGATATCTCCGTTGCTGTCTTTTCCGGCACGTCCGCTAAATTTGAGTTCTGCAACCGTTTGCCCAAGCATTGCCAGCTCACCGTCAGGCTTCAAGCTTACTTTATTGAGAATCAGCGTCATTGGTTCGCCTCGATTGTTTTTCGATTCGAATTTCATCTTACCAACCCACTGTGTACCTTTCCCAAGTTCAAGTTTCGTAACCGTTAAAGCCCCAGACACACCATCGGTTACAGGGTTGGCTACACCTGCAGTTAATGAAGTCATAAACATTTTTTGCAATGTCTGAGCATTTACCGCTTTAGAAGAAAAATCAACTGAGTAATCAGTTTTAGTGATAATTTCGTCGAAAACCTGACCTGTGGCTTCTGAGTAGTCCATTACTTCTTCAGTGTCTGATGAAGTTTTTAAACTAAAATTTTGGACTAGCCCTATTCCAATCCACACGCCTTCTTCGTCGTATGAGAGAGTCCCTCCTGATGCATACACATCTTTAATATCAGCCATTTAGTGCCTCCTCTTTGTTACTTTTTTTTTCGGTTTCTACCGCTACTTTTTTCACGATCCCTTTTGCGCTTAAGGCATCAGCTATTTTTTCATCCATCTCAAACGAGTCAGATTGCTTATTACGCTTCACGTTTTCATATTCAATTTCCACATTTACGGTAACCATGATTCTTTTTCCCATAACTTTTCTCCTTATGAAATGACCGTCGCCCGAATCAAAATATACTCAGTAGGCTTTTCGGCCATCATGTCCAACTTTGAACCGTCAAATCGCAACGCCTTTTCTGTTTCGATGTGATGATTTTTTATAGCCTTGATGATAGGTAATATTTTCGAATCACCTGCTTGCATCAATACTCCAAAAATAACGTCGTCACCCACTTCATCAATCGGATTTCGCTCAAACACTCGGATTGAAGCCGTTGAAACATGGGGGCGCATAATCTCTTTGATATCATCTATCGCGTCATTCTCATTTAGATAGGAGGTCATAGCCTTTCCCCTAAAATAATCGTTTTCGACCCAAACCCATCATCTAAAGGCTCCCCGTTGACTCCATAGGTTTTCGAACCGATGAGAATCACCGAATCAGAACTAACTGATGTGGTGGATGCAACTTTGAGTATTTGGACTAGCTCTTCATACTCGCCGGAATGCTCCAGTAAGAACCCCGCTGTCGCTACCCCGTCGATCGTTACCGAGTCGGCAAGCTCATCAGGGTTCATAAACACGTTTTCCATGTCAGCGGCGAGTTGGTCTTTTAATAACATCTCTTTACCTTACGCCGCGTTGATTTTGACCATAACGGTTCCGGCTACAGTTGCACCTTTAGCACTCATGGCGCGACCAGCTCTGACATTATCTGTTGACGTTTCAGTGATAGCGCGGGTAGTTGTATTGAAATAAACCAATTCCCCGATATCGATTGCATCGGCGGTTGTTGCATTGATTTCAAATACGTTTTCGATTTTCAATCCAATCACTTCACCTGTCTTACCAGCCGTAACAGCCACCCCGATCATAGAGGTACCCAAAGGTACCACTTCCCCTACAGCTACATCCGCAGTAAGGGTATAATCGATAACATCACCTTCTTGAACTTCAATTGCTTCTTTTGCCATTGCCTACTCCTTATTGACCGTTATTTTTGTAAAGACCGCGGAAATCTTCGGCAAATACACCGAAATCAAACACACACTCATACTCGACACCGCTAAGATCACGGCTCTTTTCAGCCACAATCGGACGGCGGTTTGTACCTTGCAGATAACCGACTTTCAGTGTACGTCGTACAGCGGCCATATACCATGCAGTTGCAGCGAGCTCAGATTCAACAATAACATCTACAGCATTTCGGAACGGGTTTTTTACACCGGCATTTGCTTGCCCGAGTTGTGTTTCACTGGTGATTAGTTGGAGAGCCAATGTCTCTTGCTCTGGAGCAACGATCAGGAATTTAGGTGCGATACTTAGCGCCGTACCTGATTTATCTTTTTGACGGCGCATCAATGTGCGCGCAACGGTAAGTGAATCAGTAGATAATGCTGTACCGGTAGAGGTATAGTTTGCATGTGTAGCATCAAAAATAGCTTTGTTATCTGCCATTTTATAGCCTGCATATTCACCTTTGGATTGAAGTAGATCATATACAAGACCGTTTGCAGTTCGCTTTGCCATTGCACCGAAGTCAAGAATAATATTGTTAAATGCTCCAAGATCATCGTTGATCAACATCTCACGATTGATTTTCAAAGATTCCCCATAGGAGTAGATGCGCCATGATTCTGCGCTCTCTGATGCCTCTTTATTTTTCTTCTCACCACCCTCGGTAAGTTTACGCAGACGGCCACCCAATCTGTCACGGCTAGCTTCTGTACGTGTTTTGAAATCAGCTACATCTTCAGCAATGGTCCACATATCGAATGTTCCTGCTTCCTCTTCATAAGCGACGGAGAGTACACGGTTTGCTACATTTCCGAGCAATGTAGGAAAATCGCTTGTACTCATCGCACGTTTGATCAGCTCATTTTTGTCATACCCTGTATACCCCGTAACCATACGGGCGATCTCGAGCATCGATGCACCTCGGAACTGATCGACGTCTTTATGCGCATCGGTAACATTCAACCCTGCTCGCATAATCAGAGAATCTCCGATCGCACGCATCATGTCACTGTGGTTTTGCTGACCAATCACATATACCTGCGGAGTGGCTTCACCGCGTTGAAACGGAACATCCGTTTGTTTTTCAGTCGCTTTGTCGAGCATTGCACGAGCTAGGTTATCAACCGTTTTCGTATTGTCATCGATGAATCGATTTACTTCATCATCATCCATTACACCAGGCTTAGCGGCGATTAGCTCACGGATTCCGGCTACACGTTTGAGCTCTTTGTTCTCATCAGCAAGTGCAGTCATTGCCACTTGGATCTCTTGATTTTTACGCTCAATAGCAGACTGGTCCGCACCTTGATTTTTCAGTTCTTCGAGTTGGCGTTGTAACGCTTCCAATTTTTCGTTCACGATTTCCCCTTTTGTTTGATTTTCACTTCGACCGATTCCTGCACTTGGATCGGCACCGATATCCACGAGCGAAGCTTCGTGAAATGCCCAACGTGTTACCTCGACGAGAGCGATGCTTCCATCGCGCTCAGTAACACGGTTTTCCATTTTTGACCCACCGACCGAAATCTCGGTAAGTGTCTCCTCTTCGACCATACGCCAGAACATATCCGCGTCCGGGTTGGCCTGAGAGAACACCGCCTCAGCACGAAGCTGTCGGTTTGCCAATGTGACATTTTCGAGCTTCCCGATCGGGAGTTCTCCGTATTTTCCACCACCGTGCATCCATCGCAATTTCGCGGTAGCTGCGCGGGTGAGATCCACATTCTCATCCCCGTGCAATAGCACCTCTTCATAATACTGACCGCTCCAATAGTCATAACGGCGGACGGGTGTTTCGGTCGATATTAAAATAGCAACACGACGCTCATCCGAATTGACAGAGCCTGGTTCAATCTGAGCACGTACAAAATCGCTATTTTCTAACAGCTTTTCTGGACTCAATTTTTTAGGCATTCGCTTCCTCCTTTGTTAAAATTCCCGCTTTCTTTAGCATCTCATTCTCTTTGATACGATCATTAATCACATCTTCTAAAACCTTTCCGCGTGAGGCTGCAATATCAGATAAGTTTGTAAGCCCCATGTCATACTCTTTTTGTATGGCATTTATATCTTTGAGCGGATCAACCCACTCACGAGCAGGAGCAATCCAACGAGGTTGACAAAAATCTGATTTATTGAGGAAATAGGCAGTAACCCCTAGCCCTTTGATATTTCCAGCCATGACATTTGCATCTAGCCAATCTTCAAATAATGGGTTAAGAACATAGGTGACTAAATGCCATTGCTCATTACTGAACCGTTTATGATCTTGAATAAATGAAGCACGGGCACTGGAAAAATTCACCTGAGAGTAATCACGAAATGCAAGTTCATAGCTGACTTTACGAGCTACTGCGATGAGACGAACGCATGAACGGACAAATTCACCGTATTCAGTCCCCTTGATCGTAGGGTCAAATTGGTGCATAACTTCACCCTTGTTCAGGTAGTGGACCATTACACCGTTGATATCGTAAATTGGATCGTTTTCTTCAGGTTTATTACCAGTTAGCGCACCGATATGCCCCCCGACGTTGGTTGTCTCGATAGCATACGCCACACTCGCACGAGCTCGAGCCGATTTAAGTGTAGAGGTTTGATACCCTGCAAAATTACGAAGGTCTACAATAGCCTGTTTGTATTCGGATAATCCGCGATACTGAGTTGCTCGGTTGTCCATACGAAAATAATGGATTACTTCGGATGCGGGGACTTTGACAGAACTCATTAACCCTTCACGGAATACATAGTTCTGCGGTGCTCCTAGTGTATTTAATTCGATACCGTCAACACTGCTAAGGACATTCGAGTTATCAACGCGTACTTTGTACGATACATCGAATCGATCCGCCTCGATAAGCTGAATTTGAAATGGGTTATTCTTTTTACCAGTAAGGTGCTTTTTAATAACAATCTCACCATCGCACATACGCTGTGATAAGATAAGAGACTGCATATCTCCGAAATGCTGACGGCGGGTTACGTCGCAATTAATAGGTTTAATAAATTCAGCCCACAACGCTTCGATCTGTTTATCAATATTTTCTTTTCCAGTTTTTGACTGAAACGTGAAACCATTACCGACACTGTTGCGTACGATAGTCGCATCGATATTTGCCATAATCGCATTATTTTCATGGAGCCAACGAGCACGAGCACGCATCGTGTCACGATCAGGGGAAGCGGTATTTTCAAAATCGGTGTTAGCGTTCCAAAAGTCTTGATTGGTTCCGGTGCGTTTCCCACCCTCATAGAAACCTCTATTAATATCCATTACGTCTCTAAAAAGGCTCATTTTCTTCCGCCTTTAAGATCAATGATGATAAATACAAAGACAATGAAACCTAAAAAAACAATCCCCAAAATAGTACGTGTAATTAAATGCCACATACTTGGATTCAAATGCATATGGATAAATGCCCCAAGCAGATATAGTAATGCCCCAAAC